TTCGTGATAAAAATAAGTTCCTAACATTAGTAAATGCCAAATGGGTTAGATTGTGAGAAATCTAGGAAAGTATCTGCCTCTTCTTCAATTTCATCGTTTTGTTCATATTTATCATATATGTCTCTATTATCATAAGATTTGACTGTGTAAATAGCATATCCATTAGATGTTGATGCTGCTGATATTGTTGATGAAGTGCCAACAATAATTTCTCCTGGTATAAATCCACTGACTGTGGTTCCAATTCCAACGATAGAAACTTTAAGAACTTTAGTATCCGAATCCCAAGATTTTACTCTTCCCTCTGTTCCAGAAGTTAGTCCTCTTACCACCTCATTAAATCTATATGTTCCTAAACCAGTGATTAATGGTGGTGAAGCAATCGTTACAATAGGTGTGACTGTATATCCAACTCCTGGGTTTGTTAACCTTAAAGAAGAAACTTCAGTATCTGGATTAATAATAGCAATCGCTGTAGCAGTAGTGCCTGTTCCTGGAGAAGAAAGAGATACCAAAGGAGCAGTTGAATAACCAACACCGTTATCTGTCATTGTAAAACTAATTACACCTCTCAAATCACTTTCTATAGAACAAGTAACTGCTGCTCCTGTTCCATTTCCTCCACTAATCGTGATAGTTGGAGCAGATGTATATCCTGATCCAGCGTTAGTTAGTAATATTTGTCCTATAGAGTAAACTCCTGCTCTATTTGTTGTAATCGCAACTGCGCTAGCGTTTATTCCTCCAGAAGGTGCTGTTGATATTGAAACAATTGGAGATCCAGTGTATCCACTACCATCATTATTTAAGAAAATTTGTTTAATATAACCTGTTGTCTCACTTAAGTTCGCATTTGCGGTTGCTGTTCTACCCAAACCAATCAAATTAAGTGTTGTAATAAATCCAGTATCTTGAATTGTGGTATCAATTTCATCAATAGTGGTATCAAGAACCTCATCCTCATATTCAAACAATTCACACTTTAATTCATAAACATAACTTTTACCTAGTTGATAAAAAGGTTGTTCGTGTTCTACAAACTTAACTTCAAATAATCTTTGACCTAAAGGAAAATAGACCAAATCTCCTTCACGAGGTCTAGTTGCTAATTCAATTTCATCATCTGGCATTGCTGCTAAAAACGCAGCAATAAAGTCTTCAAATCTTTCTTTTGATATTGTAATTGTTAATTCGTCCCTCAAACTCATTCCAAACTTTGTAAGGATATCACCAGCACCAGAATATCCTTCATAAGTATTGACATATGCTTCAATTAAAAAGTTATCATCAAATCTAGATGATTGGATTTCTTCAATAATAGTTTGTTTTCTTACAAATTTTCTTGGAATGTAAGTTACTTCCACCCCATAGATTGTTAATTGCTCATTTATAAGATCTTGTACAAGTCTCTGCTCACTAGGAGATCCTTGAAGGAAAAAGGGATTAAGTGCCATTATCCAATAAAATCGTAAGGTGGAAGCTCATACTCAAGAGCCATTACTTGTTTAATACTTTCTAGTTCTCTTTCTGCGTCCTCATAAATTTCTCTACCATTAAGTTCAATTCCTCCAGGAAGTTTTACTCCCCTAAACTTAATAAGGTTTTGACCCCATTGTCTCTTAATGAGTGCTGTTAAATATTTTTTTAGAAAACTATCATTGTACACATTTGTATAGGTATCTGGATCTAAAATTCTGTAACAGTCCAGAACTAAAAAGGTATCTACGGTTTGTGCTCCCCAATCAATATCTAAATATAATCTATCTTGTCTTTTATTATATCTAACTTGTTTATCTGTACTTAAAAGGAAATCAATGTCTTCCAGATAAGTTTTAACCATAGAATACTGTAATAATTCAACAGAGTTAAAGTAATAAAGATCATTCAAGAATAATTGATACTTGATACTAAACATTCCACCAGAAATTGAACTTGTATCAAATTTAAAAACTTTTTCAATTCCAATCACAGAATCTGGAACTTGAATAAAATTAGAATTCTCATAAAAATTTGAAGTAACCGTTCCATATCCACTGACATTTGTGGATGTTGAGGTTGTAGTTACAATTCCAACACCATTTGTACCTTTTGCCTTACCTCTGTCTAAATCTGCTTGAGAGAACTTGTACTTGAGGTACATTCTTTCAACACCATCAAAATGACGCTCCTGGAAGTACTGTAGGGCGTCGTCCACCAAATCGTCTATTTGGTCGTCATCAACGTTAATCTCCAATACAGGGGCACCCAGCCTTCTTAAACAGTAATCAATTAGTTGTTGTCTACTTGCTGGTTTTGCCATCGTATTATTCCTCTGTTTGATTAGAAATTAATAGTTCATTGTATTGTTCTTCTAACGTAGAATAATCTTGAGTCAGTGTTTGAAGTTTTGCTTCTAGTAAGATATTTTGATTTGTCAATGATGCCAATCTTTGATTATAAAGTTTAATCAATACATTCACATCCACTTCACTGTTTTGATTTGTCATAAACTAGAATGTTCCTCCATCTAAGGTTGAAGTCCAGGTTGGTTTATTTGTATATATTGTGGTAACGGTTGATGGAACTGTTGCCAATGTTGTTCCATTTTTCAGTAAGTTATTAATCGTTGTAAAAGTTCCTTCAACACCAACTAAAGTAATTGTAGTACTATTTGCTGTTGTCTTAACAACACCATAAGCATTACTTGTTTCTTGGAAAATCAAATCTCCTTCTGTAACTGATACAGAACTAGCAAATGTTAAATTAATTTCAGTAATCGCTGTCAAAATTTGCTTTGATGTTATAGTTGGTGATGCTGGATTATTTGTTGAAGTTTGTAATCCATTAGCATCAAAATATACAACTCCGTGAGTGTTGAAATCGCCAGTTTGATAGTAAATACCTTTAATATCAAGGTAACCTCTGGTTCCTGTAACTACACCATTTGAGACAATGGCAGCATCCGGGATATAGGTCCACGATCTTGGAGTTGCCGCACTACCAACATTAGTGCCATCAATATAACCAAAGAATCCAGTTTTATTATTTGCCGTTCCTACGCCAGTGTTATAATCAAACGCAATACCTCTATCAGTATTGGTATCAAAAGCGTGAGTAATTGTTAATTGTGTAGTTGTTGTGATTCCCGCTGTTGTGGAACCCTGGATAGTAATAATTTTTGTTGTGGTGTTGTATCCAGTAATAGTGGTCAGTCCACTATTTGGTAATGAAGCACTACCTTGAATAGTATCACCAGTATTAATACCAATTACAGAGTCAAGTGTAATTGTTGAGACACCAGAAGCAACTGGTGCCATAACCGTTCTTTTACTGGTTACATCACCAAGAACGATGATTGGATCATTAATTGATACAACAGTAGAATTTACAGATGTGGTTGTACCATCAACTTGTAAGTCACCTTTGATAATGACAGTTCCTTCATTACTTAATCCATCTGGATAAGGATCAATATAAAGAATTCCATTTGATCCTGGAACTGTAGAAATTATATTTTGATCAATCTTTACATCGCCAATAGTTACACTTCCAGTAAAAGTTGTAACACCAGCAACAGTAGCATTACCTCCAACATTGAGGTTTTTCTCAATACCAACACCACCTTCAACTACAAGAGCACCGTTGTCCTTATTAGTTGAATCTGTTACATCTCCAATATTAATGGCAACACCATTAGCAAATGCCCAGTCTGCCCCTTCAATCTCAAATCTATTATCAGTAGCTTCGTCGTATCTTAATTTTACATCTTTATCATTACCAAAACTTAAATAAGTGTCATCAACTATATTGATTTCACCAATTCCATTAGGATCTAATACAATGTCTCCATCGGTATTTTGTGAAGAAAATGTATTCCCGTCAAGTCTTAAATTGTCAACATTCCATTGATCTACTTTTCTTGTATTATCAAGAATAACGACAATTCCACCATCAGTATTTCTAGTATTTGTGACTCCAGCAACAGTTCCTGGAACATGATCCATCATAGACGTATAATAACGTCCACCAACAGATATTACGTTAGTTCCATCATCACCAACATAAATTCTATCTTTATTTTGATTAGTTCCTGTAGCACTACCAATGCCTGTTACATATGCGAGTTCACCCCATTGTAGACTTCCAGGTATGTTAGTACCAGAGGATCTTTTAATCCTAATAATACTTGCCATTAAAAGCTACCTCCGTTGATGTCTAAATTCTGTGATGTTCCTGGGGTTAATTCTAATGTTGCATCCCATTTTTGGGTAGTGGAGTTATAAACAAGAACCATCCCATTTAATAATGCGGGTGGTAAGTTTACATCTGTCAAATCACCTAAAGAAATTTCTTTAGTTCCAGCTAAAGATGATACAACTTTAACTGCGTTTTGTTGGCCAACTCTAACTCTAATGTCTGCCATTAGCGAGTTACTCCTTCTCTAACTAGAACAGATCCTTCAACAACTCTAGTTATTACTCCAGAATTATCTGTTATCAAAACATCATAAACGTAACGACCTGGTTTAAGGGAGGCAGTTGTAGTAGTTCCCAATCCGACTCTAATTGTTCCTGCTGTAGGATTTAAAACTGATGCGGTAAATGAAGTATATGATGAACTACCAGCATGTTTTCTCATTTGAGCAGACACAGTGTATCCGCCCAAATTTAATGTGGAACTAGAATCACTATTCTCTAATGAAAATGTTTGAGTAAATGTAGTACCAGTGTTTACGACTAGATTACTTACATAAACGGCTGCCATTTATAAAAAATTTCAGGATCTAAAATATATTTATACTTGACCAAATCCAAGATTACCGAGACTATGAATAACCTCTTGTTGCTTCATATAAAGTTTAATAGAGGTTTTAAGCATCAGTCTAAGTTGATTAATATCAGTACACTCATCAATTTCTCTGGATTGCATTTCATATTCAAATAATTTATTAATATCATCAAGTTTTATTTCATTTGGATCCATTGATAATCTCCTTCAGTAAAGATTTAATTTCTTCAATATCTGTTTTAATTTGGTCAATTTCCTCTTTTTGCTTTTGCTTTTCAGACTTCATCTTAATGTATTGAGAATATCCCAATGTATCACAATTAACAATAGCACCAGATTTTTCATCTCTGTAGAGATTTTTATGACCTTCAACGGGAATCATGCTAGAGCAATTACTCTCAAATCTTTAAATCTTGGAGCATACGCTTCATTAGTTCCTGAGCATACAATCTTAATAGCAAATCCAGTAAATTTGTCAAGGTTATCGGCACTAAATTGATACTCTAGGAACTGATTGTCTCTACTTGATGGTACAAAAGCATCTGCTCTACCACTATTCAGAGTTGAATCAATGATTGTTTCGCCAAAACCATCACCATTCAAATCCTTAAGATTATCATATCCTGGGAATAATTCATACGCTTGCTCAACTTCACTAGAGTCTGGTCTAAAGAGTCTATACAGAACTCTAAAGTCTGCTGAAGAATGTCTATAAGCAGAAATAAGAACCTTCAAGGATGTTGCTGGTTGCTTAAGATCAACTCTGTTTGTAATGTAAACTGCAGAATGTGGATCACCAGAGATTAATTTAACCCTAGAATCAGTTACATAATTTGTAATTGGGTTGTTTAATCTGTTTCTTTCAAGAATAAGAACACCATTTTGAGTATCTAGAACTGGTGATAAATTTGGATCTTGAGAACTAAATTCAACCGCTAAAGTAGTAGATCTATTCTTTGGTAAATCAGTTAATCTATTCGTTTCATTTATTTCGGAACAAACAAGTCTTGTAGAAGAAAGTCTGTTAATTTGATTTAATTCAACTGGTTCATAACCTTGATCAATAAATGACACTTCTGATCCTCCAGCACTGGTTCCAGATACGGACCTTAATTGTGCGTTTATGAACGTCGTATCACCAGGAGTGATTACATTAAATTGTGGAATAATAGCATTATATTGGAAGTTTTGAGAAGCAAATACATTTGTTCCACCAAGTGATCTTTCATCAGTAAAGCTTAGTTGTGTATCTCCTGAAGGTCTATTTGACCTGCTAATCTGCAGATAATACTTATCAATATTTTTAGATGCCTTCAATGCGGAATCTGTTGGCATATCATGAGTCGTATTAATTTTTGTCAATGATATTCCATTAAGTTCATACTTATAGCAAAGATCATTTACAGTATGAGTTCTAACAGAAGATCCATCTATGCCTCTTGTTCCAATTCCAAGTGTTCCAGAACCAATGCTATTGTAGTAAATAATTTCGTTATTAATCTTGACGTATCCAGTTGATGTTGAAATACCTTCAAAAGTTGAGAATGTTGAAGTATTGGCAACTGAAATGGTCGTAGCATCGGTGGCAAGATTGGCAGTGAGTAGTATCGGAGCAGTATTTGGTTCAATATCTGCCAGAGTAACTTTATTGTTATCTGCCATCATACCGTGGTTATAATGATCAACTTCAATTACCCTACCATCATAAAGATTGCTAATCAGAGATGATGATCCTCTAATATCTGTATTGGCAAGAGAAACCGCAGTACCATTTTCATAGTAAATTAAATCTTGACCACTAGTAAACTCCTCTCCTTGTACGTTTGTAAGGTAAAGGGTGTCAATACCATCAATGTTTGAAACAGTAATTGTTGCGTTTGAACCTTTAACAACACTACTTGTTGTAACTCCTAAAACATCACCAATAGCATATCCATTTCCTGGAGTAGTTATGGAAACGGCGGAAACAACATTTGAAGATACAGTTACAACTCCAATAGCACCTGATCCGTTTCCAGATACGCTATAAAGAGAAACGCCAGAGAATGTACCATTAGAGTATCCAACTCCAGCATTGGTCAAAGAAAGAGCAGATACTTTACTTCCAACTTTCTCAATATATCCATAAGGACCAGTTGAACTACCTTCACTAACCTTTCTTCCAGGAATCAAGATACTTCCCATTGTTGTGGTAGTTGTAATACCAACTTTTAATTTTCTTGGGAGAGTTTTGATTGGATTTGGAGAAAGTCTTGGAGTCTGACTATTTCTAGTTCCAAGTTTAGGATTATAATAATAAACAGTGCCAAGGTTTTGTGTAAATTGTGCCTTATAAAGTTTAAACTTGAGGTCTTCAAATTGGCTAGGTGTCCAAATAGTTCCATTTTGAGATTTAAAGAGACTACCTCCAAGATATTGTTTGGTTACAACTACACTTTCAGCGTCAGGTAGATTTTGAGTATCTACTGTTCTTTCACCCATTCTGGCAATCCAGGTTTCATAGTTATTTGATGATGGTGAAAGAATTACGATCGCATATTCCTCTCCTGGTTGTAGGTATACTGGAGATGGGAAAGTAACTCTTGTTGCTACTGATCCATCTGTTGATGTATTAACCTGAGATGGTTCAAGAGTAACTCTTGCGAAATCTTGAACTAATTGGTCAGTTGGAGTTCCAAGTTCTACAGTTCTTAATTCAACAGTAACTTTTTCATTTTCATCTTTGCTTGCGAAGAATAGATCAACGGAAGTCAAGAATGCTCCAGTTTCATCAACAGTGAATGTTTGTGCCAGAGGATCCTTTCCACCACCACGTGCGGCAGGTGGCGGTGGTGGAGGTGGAGGAGGTCTTCTTACAATAACGTTAGTTTGTCTAAATGTATCTACAATTCCACTTGTACTGTAGCTAGTTTCAGCACTACTAATTAACAAACTTCCTGGTAAAGGAGTTGAATTTGTTGAACTAGATGTGAGTTTAAATGTTTTAGTTCCAGTTCTAAATCTTAATGGTGGAGGTGGAGATGCTAAAGGATCTTTAAAGAAGAATGATCCACCAAGATCACCAAAGGTATCAGAAACTAATCTGAGGTCTGAAACAGATGCTTGAGCGCCGCTTGTTCTGCCAACTAAAACAGTTCCTATCGTCACATATCCATTGAATCTTCCTTGTGCTTCTTCGGACAATGAAGCAACATCCACATTCAGAACTGTAGATGATGCGGAATAAGTTGAAGGTAGACTAATTGATGTATTATATGGATTTGCATTAAATGTTGTGGCAGGATTATTAATATCTCCTGTTTTATGATTTGGTTGACAAGTTCTAAAAGTTATGACTCTAGTACCACCAACAAATCCATCTACAGTCTCACCATTCTGGAATATACCAGAAGTCATTGTAATTTCAAGAAGTTTAGGAACGATGTCAATTCCACTAGTGCTATCAAAGAATTGATAATATCTTGTAATTGGTTTTAATCCACCAGCACCAAAAGCAACGTTTCTAGAGCGGATATGAGTATCTGGTTCGCTGCTTATCTTGATAGTTTCCACATAAGAACCATCAAAGTCTCCAGTAATTGTTCTGTCACCACCACTGACAAATACATTTCTCACCCAATTGTCGGAAGCTGGACTTAATTCAACTCTACCAACAAATTCAATCATATTAAATGGATTGACATTTTCAACTCTAGATGCTAAAGGTTGTTCAATCCATCCAGTTTCTTCATAATCTAATGTAACTAGATCACCAGTCTTTCTTACGTTTGAATCCAATAATTCAAGATTTGCTGAAAAATCAGCAGTATCCGTGTTAATTGATGGTAGTAAAGATAGTTCTGGTTTTAGAGAATAAAAATCTAATGGGGTATTTAATTCTTGATTTTCTACATCAATATCACACTTACAATCTGGATTCAAAATGTCTAACAAATTATTATTTTTAAAGTCATCTACAAAGAATCCTGATTTGAATCTTGAAAGACCATCAGCGTCCTGAACTTGTAAAGTCTTTGTGTCAAGTTCAAGTAGACTTAAAGATGTAACAGTCTCTAAATTTGTAATCCTATCATCTAATTTTCCAATATCTCTCATTGTATATCTTCTATTATCAACAAGAGTTATTACAGCATCATCTGGATCATACAAGTATGCTGGAAGATTGATGGTAGCAATGTCCATCGCACTTTCTACATTAGTTGGTTCTTTAGGATCTAAAGATGATACACCTTTAATCAGTGAGAAATTACCCAGACTATCAAGAACAAGTTTATCAATTCTAGGTAAGTAATAACTATAACCAATTAAAGAACTTTCATTAGGTGTTACAACCAAAGTTGGGTTGTTACCAGAAGATCCAAAAGTTCTACTCGCAAAAGAAAATGGTGAAGAAGTTGTTGATGTAAACTCTGCTACTCTTGGTCTAAAATCTAACGTATCGCTAGATCTTAGTGAGTTTCTTAAGATGGGAATATCTTTGGTAAATCTTTCTTGATCGTAAGATTCAACAGTGTATAGATCTCCAAGATCATTTGATGGTACACTATAGTAATTGTATACAATCAGTAACTTTCTGGTTGGTTCTGGGAAGTTTAATTTTCTTACTATTCTGGAATAATCATAATATTGTTCTCTTTGCCCTTTGTCAAGATCAAATCTGTTTGTAATGTTTAAGTAATTGCCTACAGTTACAGATTGGATATTGGTTACAATATTGGATTCTTCAAACGTTACTGTTTCTCCAACTGTAAATGTTTGTGGAGTCAAATAACAAATTTCCACTTCGGTAGCAGATGATCTTGTAGCAAGTTGAGCAATCGCTCCACTACTAGATCCTACTATTCTTTCACCTAGGATTGAATTGGTATCTAATGATAGTCCAGAGACAAATGTTAACTTATCTAAGGTTGGATTAGATGTATCTAGAGATTCATAAACACCAACAACGTTGACAACATCTGGAACATTCAGAGAAATTTCTTTGTCTTGAACTCTTAATCCATAGAATTGATTAGTACTTAATCCACTTAAAGCGGTTGAGATGCCAGAAATTGATTTATTAACGATTACTTTCTGACTTCTAATAAAGTCTTTTTGCTTGTTTCTGATTAAATTCTTTCTTACCGTAGCATTAAGTGTTACATTTGAAGATTGACTTGCTCTTAAACCAGAAAATACAATTTGAGAACCATTTGAATTTAATGTAAACTGATCACTGGTTAAATCTTCAACATCACCATTAGAGTAGTGAATTGAATATCTTTCAGCATCAAATGTCTCAAAGAAAGCACTAGAAATACCAGTAGATGTAACATCAACACTTAAAGATCCAACAGAATTAGTCGTTAATTCACGAAGTTGACTGGTTACTAATAGATTTGAATTTGCTAAAGATACATCTGAAATATTTGAGGCGTCTAGAGGGGCATAAAGTCCAGCACTTTCATCATTGGTAATATTTGGAACACCAATAGAAAATGTTACAGATTGAGTTGAAGATGGTAGTCCACCATTACACACTCCAAATACACTTGAAATGCCAGCAACGGTCATAGTTAAACCATCGCTAGACACTGAAACTACTCTGTTATAAGTTTCAGTTGACAAACCAGACACTTGATATCTGATAATAGCGTCACTTCTAATCCCTAAAAAGTTTTTACCAGGGCAAGTTACTGATCCAGCACTAGTTCCACCGGTAATAGTTAATCTATCAGTAATGTTAAATCCTGGTGGAGAAATTCTTTGAAGAACAGTATCGGCAACAAATGAGGTTTTTATTCCCGAAGAGATAGAAGTTGAACTTTGGAAAACGGATTTAATATCTTGTGTATTGAATACCCTTACAGTTTTAATACTTCTTGAATACTCTGATGATTCGTTAATAAGAATCTGTTCACCAGCAATAAAAGTTCCAGAAGTTTGAGTTAGTGTTATATCTACTCCAGATGCTGCCGAAACAACATAACCAGAAGCGCCGCTGCTGACTCCTCTAATGTAGGATGTTGCTGGGCATTGATTTGAATTTAGACTTTGATTTAAAGTCAGTTTAGTAAATGTTTGTACATCAAAAAGATATAACTCCCACTCCGAAGCATCATTAGAATATGGAGCATCACTTAAACTAAATGAGTATACTCTTGCTTGTCCAATCTCATCGCCAGTTCCAGAACCTTCTGAAGCCTTTCTTTGATTGAAGAATGTAACAGTGTTATTGCTTGTATTAATGCCAACAAATGGTGTTCCAGTTACATTGTTAACACGCAACAGATTACCCATCTCAAATGGGACTAGAGATGTGCCAACGGTTGCCTTGTCTCTAGGTTTATCAACATCTAATATAGTAGTTGCTTGTTTTTCAATATCAAATCCTCTTACATATGCTTTTCCGGGTGATACCTTAACACACATTAAATCATCACTAGGAATATTTCCAGAATCAGTCGTTTGTGTTGGTAAATATATTCCCTCATTTGAAATGCCATCATTTAAAGAATTGGCAATCTGAATAATAAATTTATCTATAGAGTAATCTCCAGACTCTTCATAAGTTCTCTTAGCAAAATAATCTTTAATAACTGAATATTCTGACTTATTTTGAAGTTTTTTAACTTCACCATTATCAAGTCTGATTAATTCTACAAAACTTTTATCATCAAAATCAGTTAGTGGTTTTTTTGATAAGACGGTAGAAATCTTTAATCTATCTGCTCCTGGAGCAGCATAGTTGGAAAATCCTCTAGCATTATCATAAAGTGAAGAATCGTCTTTAGCAGTTACTATTTCTTCTAGAATATTTAAACCAACTCTATATGATGGTGTATTTGAATATGGGTCAAGTACAATTTTATCAGTTGCTACATCTACAAAAGTTCCTCTGATAAAATAGACACCCTGCGATACTCCCACAGCACATCCAATTGCGGATGCGTTCAGCGATACCAAGGTTGCTACAGTATCACCTGCGTTGATTGAAGTATTTCCATAGACAAAAGATTCTTCTGTTATTAAAACCTCACCATCATCTAAAGTTTTAACAACGTTATCTGACCCGGAATTCAAATATTTGATGAAAAGAGTCAAATCAGTAATTTCTGTGGACTCTGATGGAAGTATATACTTATCAACAACTACAGTTACTCCAGAGTCCTGTCCTGTTAGACGTTTCCCTACTAAATTCTCAACATAAAGAGAAACAGGAATACCTAAATGATCTTGATTTAGCCTAATTGAATAATACTCAGAATCATAATTTACACTTCCAGGGATCACCATAGATCCCTCTTTGAAGATATGACTTCCAAAAGATTCTATCTGGTTTTGTAAGATAGATTGTAAAGTTGTTAATTCTCTAGCCTGTACTGGGTATCCTGGCTTAAATAAAACTTTATAAAAATTATTGTCCTTATTAAAATCGTCGTAATAAGGATTTATATTTAAATTAGTTTTCTGTGGCATTTTTTAGAATTCCAGGATAATTTTAACGTCTTCTTTTTGTCTAGAATTTCTCGTGATCAGTGGTCTATTATCTAGGTAAATAATTTCACCCGACCCTTTATTTATCTCTGGATTTGACAGTCCATTTGTGAACTGACTTCCTAGACTAATAATTTTATTCCCTGTTGGGTTTGTTGTAATACCAGTAAATCCAGTGTCAATGGAACCAGAAAATCCACCAGATGTGGTAACAGGATTTGCTGAAGATTGGAAATTTAATACTTTTGAACTGGTAGAAACACCAACATAATCTGTTTGATCCAACGTAGACTGATTAAAGTATAAAGATCTATCTCTATAGTACTTAAGAACCTTGGTTTCAGCATCATATGATGCTACATAACCATAAGCTGATCCACCAGTCACTGACTGACTTATTTTATCACCAACACTAATTGTTCCAGAAACAGAAGAGAATTTTAATGAATATAGAGATGAAAATTGACTTTCAGTAAATACTGATGTTGATCCAATTGAAGTTGGATTTTTCAGAATTCCAATTTGGGCAAATTTAGCATCCGTGGGAAAATCTTTAGTAGAATCATCAAACCTGGCATAAATTAAAACTTTATCTGTTCCTAGTTCTTTATATAAGTCATACCCATGACCCTTTGATGGGGGAATAATTGGAATCAATTTGGCAAAGTTACCTGTAGCATTTGCGTTTATTGATCCAAGATCAACCATTCCATATGTGTAGTTTTTTCCACCAGAAGAAACAGAAGCATTAGTTATCTTTCCACTTACAACATCAACAACAACTTTTCCTCCAGTCCCATCACCTAAAATATTAACTTCTTGGCCCAATCCACCAGAATAACCAGATCCTTGATTTTGTATATAAACTTTCTTAATTTGATTATTATTAACCGTAGAGTCTCCATTCTCTCTAACTGCTTGTATTTGAGAGTCTGTGGACGTTGACCAGTTATTAGGAACAGAAATATATTCTGTTGAGTCAAATTTCATAATATCACTAGGAGAAACAGTAAACAAGTATTTCCAAATGTAACCATCTCCACTTTCACCAGCTCTTGATGGTTCTAAATCAGTAAAAAGTGGTTCGTCTTGCGACGCATTTCCTGTAGTACTAATCCCTGATGAACCATTATCAATACAAATATAAACATTATAATTACTATTCATAACATAGTAATTTGCATCATATAATCTAGAAGACTGTGTTACTGGAGATGGTGATGTAACACTATAGTCATGACGATACATTTCATATCTTGTTCCTTGAGTCCAATCAATTCTTCTAACTAATCTTCTTACATTGACACTAGTGACTTTTTTTCCAAAAATCATAGTATCAGAAACATGATTAATATTATCAAAATTATCTACTGGATTGGGCGTATTTGTGTTCCAGTCAGAAGTTCTTCCAAAACCAACTTGGGTTGGGTTTGATAGTCCCAAAAACACATAATAAGAATTTGAAGAGCTTTCTATATTCTCTACAAAGTTATTAGCATTAAGAATTCTAAACTGATCTGTTACAATAGCAGCCATATTATTAGCTTTTTCCTATATTTATACTACCCAAGATCCTTTCTCAATGCTCCACTATCTCTCAGTCCATAATCTCTTCTTTGAATTGATGGGAATGTTGACAATCCAGAATCAACTGTAAATCCGGTTACACCAATAGAAATTGGAGAAGTAGATCTACTAAATCCAGATAATCTACCCCAAGAGAACTTACCAATAGGACTTGTAGTGCTTCCTGTGGTGTTGATACCGATAATATTGGAACCAGAATGAACGTTAGCAACAATCTCAGAATTTGATCCGCTGGAAGTTATTGAATGTACATAGTAGATATTATCTAAGAATGTAGTTCCTACACCAACAACTGAAGAATTATTTGAATCAATAGAAGTTACTCCAGATCCAACAGAAGTATTGAATATGTAAATTGGATATCCAGTCTGTAATCCAACAAAAGAGGAAGAATTTAGGAAGAATTTAAGTGCTAATGGATTTCCAGAGGTTCCAGAAGTGGTTGTAATTCCAGTAACAATTCCAGAGAAACCTTGTACAGTAGTGATATTGTTAATATCTTCTTTTGTAAATGAAGGTAATGGAGACAATACTTGTGGAGGAGCACTTTGACTATAACCGAATCCTGGATTTATAATCGTTGTTGAGGTTATTTGTCCATTAGTTATTGTTGCTGTCGCTCTGGCAGTTGTACCAACACCAACTCCAATTGATGGTGGAGCGGATATTGAAACCGTTACAGAAGACCCAACATAACCACTACCACCACTAATAATACTTAAAGATTGTATTGTTCCACCAGCAGATACTACAGCAGTGATTCCTGCGGCAACTGGAGACGAACCAGTTACAATTAACCCACCAAAACTAGAAATTACTAGCGATGAAGTGTTCTCTTCGTAATTGAAGAATTGAGCATCATCAACAAATAATTCTGTATCTGTAGTTGAGAAGTTTTTAATAATCTTTGAAGTTGGATATACTAAAGATTCTATGGAATCTCTGGTCTTATAGACATTTTCTCCATTTATATATTTGTCAACTTTTTGTTTTGTCCAACTAAATGGTTTAAAGTTAGTTGAATCAATTCCCTGATCAACATAAAGGTTAGTTTCTATCCTATCCGATGTTGCGATGTTGTATATTGTTCTAAGATTTTGATCTATAGTTCCTGGATAGTTATTATTTTTAAATACCTGAACCAAATCGCCAACTTTAATTGTTTCATTTACCGATACTGTGACGCTATCAGTTCCTGTGGTTCCCTTATAGAAGAAAATAGAAATATTATCTTCTGGTTCTGGAGGAACAATAAAGGTAAATGACGTACCTCCTTCAAAAGCATAAGAATCTCCAGGAGTTTGAAGAACCCCATTTACAAATACTAATAGTAACGAATTTAGATCAACTAAAGAAGAATCTGGATCATTTGAATCAATTTCAAAACTCAATAACTGACCATTGTATCTTAGTGGGAATCTAGTTCTAGATCCATCTTGAAGGTCATCAATTGGGTCAATAAAATCAAAATCACCAAATTCCCAAGAAGACATTTTATCCGTAAATACATCTAAAACTGTTAGTTCAAAGTTAGTTAATGGAGATGTTAGATTTTTGGCAGTTACTAATCCTACAGGTTTAAATACATCACCAAT